CATTTAAGTTTATCTGAAGGATTAGACAACAACTATCCATTTGGTAATAGTTTGTTAGAAAGTATATTTAAAGTATACAAGCAAAAAGAATTGTTAGAAGACGCAATCATTATTTACAGAACACAAAGAGCACCTGAACGTAGAGTGTTTTACATTGACGTAGGTAATATGCCGTCACACTTGGCAATGCAATTTGTTGAAAGAGTGAAAACAGAAATACATCAAAGACGTATTCCATCAAGCACAGGCGGATCAACAAGTGTTATTGATAGTGCATACAATCCATTATCAACTAACGAAGATTATTTCTTCCCACAAACAGCAGAAGGAAGAGGTTCTAAAGTTGAAACACTACCAGGTGGTACTAACTTAGGTGAGATTGATGATTTGAAATACTTTACTAATAAACTTATTAGAGGTTTACGTATTCCAAGTTCATACTTACCAAGTGCCGCACAAGATGAAGGACAAAGTAATTACAATGATGGTAGAGTAGGTACTGCATACATTCAAGAATTACGTTTTAACAAATATTGTGAACGTTTACAGAACCTTGTTACAGAAGCATTTAATCAAGAATTTAAACGCTACTTACTTGAAAAAGGTGTAAATCTTGATATTAGTATGTTTGATCTAAAGATTGAACCACCTATGAACTTTGCAAGTTATAGACAATCAGAACTTGACAATGTTCGTATTCCTACATTTACACAAATACAAGCAATTCCATTTTTATCAAATCGTTATTCAATGAAACGTTTCTTAGGATTAAGTGAAGAAGAAATTGCAGAAAACGAAAGAATGTGGAGAGAAGAAAACGACGAGAATCTAAAACCATTACCAACTGACGCCGCAGGCGAAATGCGTGGTGTTGGTATTAGTGGAGCAGGCATTGGGGCTGATATGGGCGGAGCAGAAGATGTTGATCCAACGGCTGAACCAGCACCAGTAGATGGTGGAGCAGACACACCACCAGAAACAACAACTGGCTCGCCATTAGGTGGAGCACCAGCAGGTGGCGAAACACCTCCAGCACAGTAGGATAAATAGTTACATGATACTTAGAGAATTATTTTATTTTGACAAAGAAACATTAGAACCGGTTGAGGATAAGTCCTACGATCCAGTTGATGATGAGTCTATTGTAAAGAAAGATGATACTCGTAAGACAAGATTAACACTCCGTCAAATCAATAAAGCACGTAGAGCATCTGAGTTCCATAACGAGGAACAACAAAAGGAAATGCATTTTGTTAGACAGATGTACGGGATTGCCGCACAGCCTGAAGTTTAATTAACGGAGTAATTGCAAATGTCTACAGCATTTGTTATTGGTAACGGCACCAGTAGAAAACCTATACAATTAGAACCACTTAGAACTATCGGACCTATCTACGGTTGCAATGCACTGTACAGAGAATTTACACCTGATCATTTAGTAGCAGTTGATGCGAAAATGATACTTGAAATTGCTAAAACTAACTGGCAAAAGCGTAATAAGGTGTACACTAACCACAACAAACAGTTCGCAGATATCAAAGATCTTAATATTTTAAATCCAAGCAAGGGTTGGAGTAGTGGCCCTACAGCATTAGATCTTGCTACAGATCACGGACATGACATACTTTATATAATAGGCTTTGACTTTAAAGGCACCACAGGATCAGGAAAAACTGGAGATCTTGTAAACAATTTATATGCAGGAACCTTTAATTACAAGCGTAAAAGCGATCCTGCAACGTATTACGGCAACTGGGAGCGTCAAGTTGGCATAATATTACAAAGAAATAGTGAAAAAAGATATATAAGAGTAGTACAAGAAGGGGATAAATTTGTACCAAAAAGTCTAAATAAGTTTGGTAACTTATCTCATATTACTGTTGAAGAGTTTGTTAAACAATTCAACTAATCACATTAAGGTTTCAAAATCTCGCATTTTGAGCCTATATTCCGCGTATTTTTATCATTATATGTAAATATTATTGACAGCCTTACCATATAAACACTTATAGGAGGAACTACAATGGCAGATCGTAACAAATTCGAGGAAATGCTCGAAAAATTAGTAAACGAAGATCGTGCTGGTGCAGAAGAACTGTTCCATGAGATCGTAGTTGAAAAATCAAGAACAATTTATGAAAATCTACTTGAAGATGATTTAGAAGATTTAGACGTTAAAGAAGAGTCTAAAGACGAAGAAGTAGACGAAGCAACTGACGAAGAAGTTGATGAGTCATCTAAAGACGAAGAAGTAGATGAAGCAACTAAAGAAGATGATGAAAAAACTGATGAAGCAAAAGACGAAGAAGTTGATGAAGCATCTAAAGACGAAGAAGTTGCTGAAGAAATTCCAACAGAATTAACACCTGAAGCAGATGATGACATGGGCGGTGACCCTGCTGATGACATGATGGCAGATATCGAAGGAGATAAAGAAGGTGGAGATGACGCGGAAGGCGATGAAGAAATCGAAGACCGTGTTGTAGATTTAGAAGACGCACTTGATGACCTTAAGTCAGAATTTGAAAAAATGATGGCAGACAAAGGTGATGAAGGCGACGATGAAGACTCTGAAGAAGCACCAATGGATGACATGGGTGACGAAGAAGAGAAGGAAGACGAGGCACTTGAGCCTACTTCCGATCTTAGCGTTGACGAAGTACCGGCATTTGAAGGTAACAAGTCAGACACAGAGCAAATGCGTGAGTACGTAGAAAAAGTTGCTGAGCCAAAAGGCGAAGATAACAAAGCGAAATCACCAGTTGCTGGAAAAAATGACATGGGTGGAACTGCAGGTAACATTGCAAAAGGATCATCAGAAGAAAAAGGCGGTACTGTAAGTGCTCCTAAGACTGAAGATCATGGTAATGTAAACGTACCAGGCGGTAAAGCATCTAAGTCAATGTCAAACGCTAAAGGCCACGGCGCTGAAAAGAAAGGCGCAGGCGAAAGCGGAGCAGATACTGATTCAGTTATCGGCTCTTAAGTTGGGGAACTAAAAAGTGATAAACTTACGTGAGCACTTGACATACGACCAGGCACAGATCGTTCTGGAATCTACTGAAGACGGCAAAGACCTTCATTTAAAAGGTATTTGTATTCAGGGTGGTGTACGCAACGCAAATCAGCGTGTATATCCTGTAAGCGAAATTAGTAGGGCTGTCAACACACTCAACGATCAAATAACTGGAGGATATAGTGTTCTCGGTGAAGTTGATCATCCAGAGGGACTCAACATAAACCTTGACCGTGTTTCACATATGATTAAAGAGATGTGGATGGATGGACCAAACGGTTATGGAAAGTTAAAAATCTTACCAACTCCGATGGGACAACTTGTTAAAACAATGCTGGAAAGCGGCGTGAAACTTGGTGTTTCATCGAGAGGGTCAGGAAACGTCAACGAAGATCAGAATGTAAGTGATTTTGAAATAATCACTGTTGATATAGTTGCACAACCATCGGCTCCAGGTGCATATCCAACACCAATATACGAGCATTTGATGAATACCCGCGGAGGGTATCAGGCATTAACAGCGGCTCGCGAAGTCGTAGGCGATAAAAAGGCACAAACATATTTGAAAGAATCCTTAGTAGGAATTATTAAGGGATTGAAATAAGGAGAACAAGATGTTGGAAGCACTGAAATCACTTTTAGAGAACAATGTTATTTCGGAAGAAACAAAAGCCGACATCGAAACTGCTTGGAATGAAAAAATCAAAGAAAATAAAATGCAAGTGACTGCTGAACTTCGCGAAGAATTTGCTCAAAAATATGAACACGACAAAGGTGTAATGATCGAAGCCGTGGAAAAAATGATTGAGGATAGACTGAGTGCAGAAATCACAGAATTTGCAGATGATCGTTCCAAACTTGCTGAAGCAAGAGCAAAGTACCATGTAGCAATGCGTGAAAACGCAGACCTACTTAAGAACTTTGTTGTACAGCAATTAGGCAAGGAAGTTTCAGAACTACATGAAGACCAAAAAGAAATGTCAGCAAAGTTTGGCAAACTTGAGGAATTCGTTGTAGAGGCTTTAGCGAAAGAAATTGCAGAGTTCCACGAAGATAAAAAGGATCTTGCAGAAACAAAAGTTCGACTAATTAGAGAAGCAAAGAAACATTTAGACACTGTAAAAGAATCTTTCATTAAGAAAGGTGCTAAAGTTGTAGAAAATACTGTTGCAAAAACACTTTCAAAAGAGATTACATCTCTTAAAGAAGACATTGATGCGGCACGTAAAAATGACTTTGGACGTAAATTATTTGAAACGTTTGCAGATGAGTATCAATCTTCATACTTAAATGAGAAGAGCGAAACTGCAAAATTATTAAAAGTAGTTGAGTTAAAAGACAAGCAACTTGCAGAGGCTAAAGATATTGCTGAAGAAAAAGCAAAATTAGTTGAGTCAAAAGAGGCTGAGATTAAATCAGTTTCTGATTCTGCAAAAAGAAAAGAAGTGATCTCTGAATTAACTGCTCCTTTAAACAAGGAACAAAAAGAGATTATGACGGACTTACTGGAGTCTGTACAAACTGCTAATATCCAAAAACAGTTTGACAAGTACTTACCATCCGTAATCGACGGTAACACTCCAGCCAAGAAGAAGGCAACGCTCACCGAGGCAACTGAAGTAACAGGCAATAAAGAAGAATCTAACGTTAGAAATGGCGCAAGTAATTCTGCAACTGATAATGTTGTAGACATTAGAAGACTTGCAGGATTAAAATAAGGAGAAAATAATGTCAGAACTATTAGAAAGTCGCTGGCAGGAAACTAAGAGCGCATTACTTGAAGGCCTATCAGGCAACAAGAAAGCCGTTATGGGTGCTACTTTAGAAAATACTAAAAGGTATTTGGCAGAGTCAGCAACTGCAGGGGCTACTTCAGCAGGTAACGTTGCAACTTTAAATAGAGTTATCCTACCAGTAATAAGAAGGGTTATGCCGACTGTAATCGCTAACGAAATCGTTGGTGTACAGCCTATGACAGGCCCTGTGGGACAAATCCACACATTAAGAGTACGTTATTCGGACACGTTCGATGACGCTACAGCAGGCGAAGAAGCACTATCACCGTTCAAGTTAGCACTTGGATATTCAGGTAATGCTACTACTGATAAAGCAGATGCTACAGCAACCTTAGAAGGTACAGCAGGTAAGCGTTTGTCAATTCAGATCTTAAAACAAACAGTCGAAGCGAAAACTCGTAAATTGAGTGCTCGTTGGACTTTTGAGTCTGCACAAGACGCTCAAGCACAACAAGGTATCGATGTTGAGGCAGAAATTATGGCGGCTTTAGCACAAGAAATTACTGCTGAAATCGACCAAGAAGTTCTTGCTTCACTAAGATCACTTGCTGGCACGGCTGAATCAGACGTACAGTACGATCAAAATGCTGTATCAGGTACTGCTACATTCGTCGGTGACGAACACGCGGCACTTGCTGTTATGATTAACAGAGCGGCAAACAAAATTGCACAACGTACAAGACGTGGTGCTGGTAACTTTGCAGTGGTATCACCGCATACGTTAACAGTTCTTCAGTCTGCTACAACTTCAGCGTTCGCAAGAACAACTGAAGGTACTTTTGAGGCTCCAACTAATACTAAATTAGTAGGTACTTTAAATGGTGCAATGAAAGTATATGTTGATGCATATGCAACTGACAGTACAGACGTACTTGTTGGATACAAAGGAACATCAGAGTCAGATGCGGCGGCATTCTATTGCCCATACATTCCGCTAATGTCTTCAGGTGTTGTGTTGGATCCAGGTACATTTGAACCAGTAGTAAGTTTCATGACAAGATATGGTTATGTAGAGTTAAACAACACTGCATCATCTCTTGGTAATGCGGCTGACTACTTGGCA